CAGGTCAAAGTTGGGGATTTTACTTTTGGTCGAACATTCACCCAGTCTGAGGTGCTTTACTACAGGCTGAATGAGGAAAATATCCGTAGCTTGGTAAACGGGCTATATGACAATTACTCATCGCTGATTGCTTATAGCATGAAAGCATATAAGCGAAGTAGGGGAACAAAGGGAATATTCAAATTCAACACTTTGCCTCCAGCGGGCTCTGAACAAAGGCAACATTTTGATGAGCTCGTAAATACCAGGATAAAAAAATGGCTCGAAAGCGACAATGCCGCTCTTCCTCTCGGTGACGGTCAGGAGTGGAAAGAACTTCAACACAAGACCTATTCCAACGAGAGTACAAGAGATATAAGGGCGCAAATCGATGATATCTTTGACTTTACCGCCCGGGCTTTTGGAATTCCTCCGTCACTGATGAAAGGCGATGTGCAGGATACGTCAAAAGCTATTAACCAACTGCTCACGTTCTGCATTGATCCACTTGCGGACATGCTCCAAGAGGAAATCAACCGCAAGCGCAACGGATATGAGGGATTTGCACGAGGAACATACCTCAAGATAGATACATCCTGCATTAAGCACATCGATCTCTTTGATGTGGCTACCGCAATAGACAAGCTTATTGCAAGCGGTGCATTCTGCGTGAACGATATCCGGATCGCTGCGGGCTATGAGCCGATAGATGAAGAGTGGGCGTGGCAGCATTGGATCACAAAGAACTATGAAAAAGTCGAAAATGCAGTAAAAGCTGCGGAGGGAGGTGATGCAGAGTGAAAAAGTATTATGCGTTGGAGGTAAAGAACAAAGAAGCGGATATCTACATATTCGGAGACATCGTAGATCCAACAGTAAAAGATTTTTGGGGCATCGATGCCGATGTATCAGGATATTCGCTCGCTCAGGAAGTCAAAGACCTTGATGTTGACGTGATAAACGTGCACATCAACTCTTATGGCGGCGTGGTCTCTGAAGGCTTGGCCATTTACAATACTCTGAAAAATCATAAAGCCAAGATCAGGACAATCGTTGACGGATTTGCATGTTCGGCGGCCTCGGTGATCTTTATGGCCGGTGACGAACGGCTCATGAATGACGCGTCTTTGCTGATGATACATCAGGCTTGGACATATGCGTCTGGAAATGCGGACGATTTACGAAAGACCGCAGACGATCTCGATAAGATCACGCAGGGCAGCATAGAGGCATACAAAACCCATGTCAACATCAGCGAAGAGAAGCTCAAAGAACTCATGAAGGCAGAAACTTGGATACTCCCAAGCGAGGCCGTTGAGTGGGGATTTGCAACGGGCATATTCTCAACTCCAAAAACTGATAAAGCAGCCGCAAGCGCTCAAAAGGCGCTTTTTTCTATGGTCGCAAATAGGATGAATGCTCAATCCATCCAAATCGACGCAGAAAAAGTTGCCGCTCTGATTTTAGAGCACATAAAGGCTGAATTGGCTGTGCCGTCAGCGCCGCTCTTAGTAGCAGAACCTCCGATAGAAGAACCGGCAGAACCAACAGCAGAACGCTCGGAAGAACCACAGGAAAGCAAAACATTAAATCTATTATTTGCCTTATAAGGCGGAAAGGAATGATTTCATGAAAAATCTTGACACACTCCAGATTAAGAAAGCTGAAATCCAGAACAAGATGGCAGATGCCATCAAGAATGATGACTCACAGGCTTTCGCACAGGCTTTTGATGAATTTACAAATATGCTCCAGGAAGCCGTAATGGCAGAGGCTCGTGGGCTTGTGAATGCAAATGATAATGTGATCCTTGCCGGTCGCGGTGTGCGTGTGTTGACCTCTGAGGAGAGAGATTTCTACCAGAAGGTCATCGACGCAATGAAGTCCAAGAACCCGAAGCAAGCACTGAGCAACTTTAACGAAATCCTGCCTAGGACTGTTATTGATGCAGTTTTTGAGGACATCACTGAAAATCACCCGCTACTGGATGCAATCACTTTTGAAAATGCATCTGCGCTGCTTGAATACCTGTATTCCTCGATGGATGGCAGATTCAAAGCAGTATGGGGTAAACTCTGCGATGAGATTGAAGAGGAACTGGCTGCTTCATTCCACAAGATAAACTTTAGCCAGAACAAGTTGTCTGCTTTTATCCCTGTTTGCAAGGCAATGCTTGATCTCGGCCCGGAATGGCTCGACAGGTATGTCCGGACGATTCTGTATGAGGCCATTGCAAATGGCCTTGAGGATGCCATCATCAATGGCCGTGGCGAAACCCCGAACGCTGTTGCTCCATTCTATGAACCTATCGGTATGATTCGTGATCTCGACAACTACAATGTCAATACCGGTTATGACGCGAAGGTGACCGTGCCGGTAAGTGACTTTGGACCGGCGAGTTATGGCGGACTGATCGCACAGTTGGCGGTAGGTCGCAATGGTCTCAACAGACCGGTTGGAGAGGTATTGCTAGTATGCAACCCTGTCGATTATTACACAAAGATCATGCCAGCCGTCATGTTCCAGCAGCCCGATGGCACATGGGTGAGCAGATTCCCGTACCCGACTAGGATAGTACAGTCAGCTTTTGTCGCCAGCGGCAAGGCGGTACTCGGTGTTGCAAAGAGATACCTTGCCGTACTCGGAACCGGCAAAGATGGCAGGATCGAATATAGCGACGAGTATCATTTCCTCGATGACGAAAGGGTATATCTCATTAAGCTGTATGGCACCGGAAGGCCGCTGGATAATAACAGCTTCCTGTACCTTGATATCGGCGAGTTAAAGCCTTATCATCCTATCGTACGCGTTGCAGAGTATGTTGACGCAAAGCTTGCCGCTATCGAAATCGAGGACGAGCAGGGCGATCCTGTCAGCATCGGACAGTTTAATGAGAACATCCATTACTACTCTGCAAGCGTGGCAGACGCCGAGACTGCTGGCGATAACAACGAAATAGTTCTGACCGTAACTCCCAACGACGAAAATGCGACAATCGTTGTTAAGAAGGGAACCAGCACAATAAGCCCGTCTAACGGCGAATATGAAATCGCCCTGTCATCCGGTCAGAATGTGATCGTGATCACATCCACTGTTGAGGGCGTAACTGAGGCCTACGTGCTGGTTATCACCTATACGCCTATCGCTTAAGGCGGTGATCCTGTGAAGGTAAAAGTAATAAAACCTTTTAAGGACAAACATACAAAGGTGATTTTTCAGCCCGATCAGGTCGTTGAGGTAACCAAAGAGCGGTTTGAGGAACTATCCTCATCCGCTCTTGGCCCTTTTGTGGAAGCAGTTACTAATACTCCGGAGAAGAAGCAAGTAAAGAACCAAAAGACAAAGACAACCAAGGCCAAAAAGTAGGTGGTCAAATGTCTGTACTGCCCGAAGGACTGCTTGAAGCGGTCAAAAACTATCTGGATATCACCTGGGATGACCCGGAGGGCGATATAAAGCTCTCCGGGATCATATCCCGCGGGATGAAATATCTCAACAAAGTTGCGGGAGCCGAGCTTGATTATACTGTGGAAGATAAACCACGAGAGCTGCTATTTGATTACTGCCGGTACGTCAGATCAAATGCTTTGGACGAATTCCAAAAGAATTATCTTCCGGAACTCCTGTCCTTGCAAATAGAGCAGGAGGTGAAGAACAATGCCGAAGTTGCAAACGTTCAATGACGGCGTTGTAAAAATATACTCAGTCAGCGATACATCGGAGTCAGGGAAAATGCCAACCGAAGCGCTGACTCTTAAGCAGAAGTTACGATATCACGAGCGGACTGTCGGACTTGCGAGATTTTGGTCGGCCCAACAAGCAAATGTACGAATAAGTTACGTCCTGCGCTGCCCGAGATTGAGAGACATATCAACGCAGGACGTTGCTATTCCGAACGATGGAAAGCAATACCGAATCGTGCAAATCCAGTATCCGGAGGACATTTACCCGCAAGTAATGGATTTGACCCTTGAAGAGTTGGCGCAGGAATATACAATCTGGCAGCCGGAACCAGATGAACCCGAAGAACATGAAGATTCGGAGGAAGGCGGAGACGACGATGATGAATCTTGAACTCGTTGAAACTGCACTGTTGACCGTTGGCGTTCCGGTGTCACACTATTTTGCGGCAAAACAGCCAGATCAGTATATAGTCTGGGCTGAGGATTCACAAGGCGATTCATTATACGCAGACGGGCGAATGCAAGAGCAAGTCATACAAGGGACTATAGACTATTTCACAAAAACCGAAAATGATACTAACGTGCAGAAAATCCAAGATGCCCTTAATGATGCAGAGATATCGTTCCGTCTCAACTCGATTCAGTACGAGGACGACACAAAGTACATCCACTATGAGTGGGTATTTGAGGTTTAATGATGGCGCGGATGACATTCAAAGCCGGTGAAGAGTACGCCCTGAAACTCTCAAAACTTGAGGCCGAAGCCGACAATATCGCAAAAAGAGCTATTTATGAAGCTGCCAATATACTCATAACCAAAATACGAGAAAACCTTGTAATCAACTTGCGAGACTTGCGATATGTCGGAAAAAAAGGAAACGTTCTATTTAAGAACAAGTACAATGAGACTACCGGCGATCTTGAAAAATCCCTGGGAATTGCAAAAATCCAGCGTGACGAATCCGGCAATTGGAATACAAAGATCGGATTTGATGGATACGATTCAAAGGGCGTGCCAAATCAACTTAAAGCCCGAGTTATGGAATCGGGGTCAAGCAAAATAAGAAAACGCCCATTTGTGCGTCCTGCAGTCAACGCAACAAAAGAT